TTGTTGTGAATCATTATCACAACTTCATCTTTACTACAGGTACGAACTATGTTCTCGAAGTTGGTTCCGTTTCCAGAACACATAATTCCTAATCTCATAGCACTGGATACTCCTCATTGCGTACAAATTTGGTTTTCTTTGTTTTAAAATCATCCATCAATCTACTAACTTGTAACCTATCAAGACCTGCAAGGTGTTGACAGTTCTCTAGGCAACGGTAGATACATTCTCTATCAGAAATGGGTGGAGATATTTCCCATCCATCCTTGTCATAGTATTTCTTACCCTTAGTGACTTGTGCCTCTACATAGGAATAGTCTTTACTCATTCTTGAAACTCATCTAAGGTCCACATTGGTGCTTCTCTTGAGTCAAATGAATCACCATGAAACTCCCTCAGTGCATCTAACATAATCTCTTTCAACTCTACCCTTTCTTTATCAGTAAAGATAGGCAGTTCTTTAAACTCAGCTAGTGGGAGAATGGGTTCTCCATTCTCATCATGAGGGTATACATTATCTGTACATCCCTTTACTGCCTCACCACTGAGTCCTTGAGTATCAATCTTATCCATCTAAGGGTCTCCCATGCTTATCAACTAGACCTAGTTTTTGTACTTGACCTAGATTAGACTTCCTATACTTTTTAATCTGTTTATACTCTTTGATAAGTTTATCTACCTGATCCTTATACACCTTAACATTTAATTCTTTAGCTTCATCACTAACAAATCCTACTCCACTATCATCTTTACCTTCCTGCGCCTCTATGTAATCATTGATTCCGTTCTGAATTTCACCCTCAATAATATCATTGATCTGAGATTTCAGTTCTTCATCTTTCATTTCTTTTTCCTCTTAACTTTCTTTTCAGGTGGAGTTGGTGTTTTATTCCATAAAGAAGGTTTTACATTACCCTCAGCCCAATCTATTCTCTGCAATCCTTCCTTATACTTATCATAATACTGATCAAATATATCTGTCTTACCATCAGCCATCACTACATCATATGTTAGCTTTTCTTTCTCAACATAGGTGACAAGATAAGCATTGCGTGGCAATGTCTTATCTTCTGCTGCCTTCTTCTCACATTTTTCATGAATAATATTACAGGACATTATGACCTACCACCCCACTCAATGTCTGGGTATGCTTCTTCCACTACTTCAAAAGGAACATCATACATGTCTTCCAAGTCACCATCCTTTACAGCAACAATAATATCAGCTTCCTTAGGATGCAAACCTTCTAACATCTGAATGAAGATAGTCTCTCTTCTAATAGTAGATAGAGCATCATTGCCACCTTTCACAAACATATAAAGATTCCTTTGTTCTCTCCTCAATGAGGAGTGATCTGTACCTAATGGATTCTCATTTGGCTTATAAGGAACCTTTCCTTCAGGAAGAAGGGAGATGATTGAGTCATCAAAATTCCATATAAAAAGACTCTTCAATATGTCACACTCATACTCTTTAAGTATAGCAACCTTCTTTGCATCAGTCTTCTGCTCATTTACTAATTCCAAAACCTCATTCATGAATGGATTGGAAGGTAGTTTTTTAGCTGCTGGAGATGCTTTCTTGCGAGGTCTTCTTGTCTTTCTTGCTGGTTTAGGTGCTTCAGGAGTAGAGTCAAGACTCTCCGTCGTCATCACCATCGATTTCTTTGTCATAATTGTTCTCAATTCTTAGGGCTAAAATTTCATCAGGAACTAATTGTCCATTGGCATCAAACATCTCTGGATGAGTATATACCACTTGAGGAGTAGTTTCATATGAATGCTGTCTTGCCATCCATCCTATCATACCTCCTACTAATATTGCAAGGATAGACACTAGTGTCATAAGTGTCAACGTTACTACTAATGTTTCTGACATGGCACTCCTCCAGAGAGTTATTTTTTTCTAATGTCCAAGTAAAAATTTAAATGAAATACAATCTCCCTATTCCATAGAGCAATTAGATTTCCAAACTTTACTTGAAAGGTCTTAGGTTTTTCTGGTTTCTCCCTCCTTCTTAGTAATAATTCTACCCCTCTATTGAGAGTAGGTTCTGGGTTATTTAGAGACTTTTCTTCGTCTTCCAGGTTTTCTATCACGCTGATACCTCCATGCATCATCTAATATACTATACAAATATGTTTTTATCTTTCTTGCTTGAGGTTTAGGTATGTGACCATATGCCTCACGTAATTGTTTATGATCATTATCTGAACCACCTTTGATATACTCTTCAAGCTCTAATACTTGATCTGATATTTCAGCAGCAGTAGAACTCTCCACGAAAGAATCTATCTCAGCTTTCCTAGTCTTACGATACTTAAGAAAATCATAAAACTTGAGTTGCATCTTACCATCAAACGCAAGTTCAATGGCATGTTCAATCATGTCATATACAGTTTCAAAGTCGTCAACTTTTTTCATTAGACTAATTTCTTCTCCTTTAAATACTGAACTGTTTCTGAACATCCACCTAGATTGGTGGAGTCTATTACTACTTGAGGGAATGTAGATCCATTTCCAAACTGTCCATAGAAACTTTCCCTATCAAAGTCCTCATCTAGTTTATAAACTCGATGATTTAACCCTGCTAATTGTAACACCTGAACTACCTTACTGCAATAAGGACATCCATCTTTGGAATAAACTGTAAAGTTATTCATTAATTTCTTTTGATTTGTTTTTGATAATGATCCTATCATTCTTATAATCTGGAACAAATTCTAAGACATCATCAATACCCCACATGAGTTCTTCATATAATGAATTGAGTCTATCCATATCTTCCCAGAGATCATTCACATGGGTTTTTTCATCTTCCCAATGATGCTCTTCTGGTTCTAGGTCTCCGTGCATATGTTCTCCTTGAACAGTTTTTATTTAGTGTCCATAAAAAATGGAGGGACTTTTAATCCCTCCATATCCTAACAAATATTCAGTTTTAAATCAAGCTTAACCTATGGAAGGAGCAACAAGTGCAACTTCAGTCTCACTAGCAGATGCTAGATCAAGTGGGAAGTTGTGTGCATTTCTTTCATGCATAACTTCCATACCAAGGTTTGCTCTGTTAAGAACATCTCCCCATGTAGGTACAACCTTACCAGAAGTGTCTACAACAGACTGGTTGAAGTTAAACCCATTAAGGTTAAATGCCATTGTACAGATGCCCATAGAGGTCAACCATACACAGATAACAGGCCATGATGCAAGGAAGAAGTGAAGACTTCTTGAGTTGTTGAATGATGCATACTGGAAGATAAGTCTACCAAAGTATCCATGAGCAGCAACAATGTTATAAGTTTCTTCTTCTTGTCCAAACTTGTAACCATAGTTCTGAGAATCTAACCCAGTGGTTTCACGAATGAGTGAAGATGTAACTAGTGAACCATGCATAGCACTGAAGAGTGCTCCACCAAACATACCAGCAACACCAGCCATATGGAATGGGTGCATGAGGATGTTATGTTCTGCTTGGAATACAAACATGAAGTTGAATGTACCTGAGATACCTAGAGGCATACCATCAGAGAATGAACCCTGACCAAATGGATATACAAGGAATACAGCAAAGGCAGCAGATACTGGTGCAGAGTATGCAACACAGATCCAAGGTCTCATACCTAATCTGTATGAAAGCTCCCACTGTCTACCCATGTAGGCAGAAATTCCAATAAGGAAGTGGAAGATAACCAACTGATAAGGACCACCATTGTAGAGCCACTCATCTAAGTTAGCAGCTTCCCATATAGGGTAGAAGTGAAGTCCAATAGCATTGGAAGATGGAACTACAGCACCAGAAATGATGTTGTTTCCATACATGAATGAACCAGCAACTGGTTCTCTGATTCCATCAATGTCCACAGGAGGAGCAGCGATGAAAGCAATTATGAAGCAAGTAGTAGCAGCAAGCAAACATGGAATCATTAAGACTCCAAACCAACCAACATAGATTCTGTTGTTTGTGCTTGTTACCCACTCACAGAACTCAGACCATCCAGTAAGGAGTCCTTGTTCGCGTTTTTGAAGAGTTGTCATGAGTACAACAAAGTTTTAATAGGGCTCAAAGGGTAAGAGCGATATTAATATTTCTACCAATCCCTTCACTGGTAGACAAAAAGACGTGTTTTACTTCCTCAGTCTTGGTTAGTAGGAAGATTAAGTGAGGATTTGCTCACTGATTTATTTAGTATAAAGAAATGTTAAGCATTTGTCAACCCCCTTGTGACAGTTCTATCCCTGCCATATCATGTCAGGCATAGGACTTCCCTGCCTACCTGCTGTTAGCATAAGAATAAAGTATGCAACAAACCATATAATATTAAAAATCCATGCTTGTCTAATGAGAAACTTTCTTATAGCCATAGCAATATTAACTTTAGATACTGCTTTAGGATCATACTCATTACCCTTAGCTCTAAGTATCTGTTCTATGATCACTGCAATGATTGATCCTACCACCAATGGATAGAATACAAAATTTGCAAATGACATTATAGCAATTAAAAAAATCATTTTCTTACAATAAGACCTCCATCTTCATCTTCATCCTCCCAAGGATCTTCTAGTTCTGATTTTAATTCTTTAATACGATTTTGTAGATCTCTATACTCCTCCAAGTCACATTCAGTTTTCCTTTCAAAGGTTACACCCATCAATTGCTCACCAGGTTCAACACCTTCCATTTCTGGATGGACTCTCCTAGTTACTTCTGTAGTCCATGTACCAGCATTATAATTCTTCACTGGTTTAGATGCAAATCCTTTGACAATAGAACGCACAGCAAACACTAATAGTGCAAACCATGATACTGTGAAAATAAAATCTGTTAGTGGATTCATCTACTGAAAAGTCTTTGTATTGGGACTTGTCTTATCTTATCTATAACATCTGTCTCCACTTTATCAGCAACTTTATCAATGATGTTCACATCAAGGTGCATAAAGGGAGGGATGATTCCAAGTATCCTAAGAAGTCCATCAACAAATAATGCAAGACAAGTGAACCCAAGTATCATACTAATGATAGTTGCTTCTCTATTATGCTTTGCCATTGATGCTTCATCTATCCTACGTGCCTCTGCTACAGCAAAAGCAATCATAGAATCCACCTCTGCTTTAGTATAGCAGATCTTAGTGATAGTTTCTTCTGTCATTAAAACTACTTAGACGATATGAGTATACCATATGATCTATATTTATGCCAATGCCATCTGGTATCATAGATTACAATGTTAAGAATGCTAAATAAAACACGGTTTGGTATCACTAAATGAAAAGATTCTTACCCATATTAATGTTATTGATGAGTGCTCCACTTGCTGCAAGGGCAGATATTATGTCAAGAATGCAATCTAGTATTCAACTTCAAACTAACTCTGCTGCAACACAGGTTTCTAGGATAGGTAGTACTTATTCTGTTTCTGGATCTGGTGTAACTATGGATGTTGGTGGTGGTAACTCTGCTGACGGTGTGGTTGGTGGTCTTGGTACTCTAACTGATGGTGTAGGACAAGGTTCTATTGCTACTGCAACCCAAACAAGTGCTGGTGGGGCTTATACATTTAGCCAATCCTTTATTGAAGGGGATGTTATATCAACAACTGCTCCTGCTTTAGGTGCAGTGAGTGCATACTCAGATCAAACGTCTACTGCTATTGGTACTGGGACTGGTACAGGTACTGTAACCAGTGCTCATGCTGTTACAGCAGTTGGTGGCGGTACAGGCACTGTAACTACAGGTCAGTTTGTAACTGAATTATCAATCAACTAATAGGTGATGAAAACCTTTATAACTATATTAGTGTTGTTGGGTAGTGCAGGGACTGCAAGAGCAGTCCCCGTGGTCCCAAATTTTCAACAAGGCTCAATGACGAGCCACACCGAAACTGAATCTACAGTTACGGAAACTATAAATTCAATTGACTATAGGACAGGATGGGAATACAGCGTGACGGGGGTAGGCATCGACAACAATGGTGCAGCAATAAATCCTCAAACATCAACATCAACAGTACAAGTGAGTTCTGGAATAGAAGGAGAAGAAGGAGCAGTAACAGGAACAGTAACTTCTTCCTTCGATGCCTTAGACATGTCAGCACAAAACAACTTCACACTCCACGAACCAGGAGCAGCTTTCCAATTTACACAAAGCTATTCTGGACCTGGAATGACAAATCAAACGGTAATACAACGCGTAACAGAAATAAAAAGCGTAACAGATACAACAAGTACATTTACCCAGTAAGTACATTAGTACTATCATTATTATCCCCAACAGTTTCTTTAGCACAAGGAGTAGGTGGTGTTAGTGCTACTGCTAATCCTATAGCCAATAGTAGCGGCTCAGTAACGAACCAGGCGATACAAGTTTTACAAGGTCCATACATTACTAACACCTATGGTGGTGGAGTGCAGTGTCAAGGTAGTACCTTTAACCTTACACCATATGTTCAGTTTGCTG